GCCTTTTATTAGCTGCTGACAGCGCGGATCTATAAGAAATGCTGGCTTTCCTTCTGTCATTTTCTGTAATTGGGACGCAACACTCTCTAATCTTAGGTCAACAGAGTTAGAAGGGGCAGGGAAAGCACGCAATCCAGCACCACGCAGTATGTGAAACGGCGTTGATTCATCAGTTTGAGCGCGGAAATCACCAGCAGGGTCGCCATATATAAATACTTCGGAGCAAGTTGAGAACCTAGTGGCTATCTCTTGGCGCAATACCTCTGCAAATCTAACGATACCCATGTCAAATGCAACGATTTCTTGCTGTATTAGCCACCTACCGCGTACCTTTTGACCCATTGTAGCTGCAGGAGTAAGCCCAAAATCTATACCAATGTACAAAGGGGCGCCAGCAGCGATAGGTATTTCCTCTTTTGCTACGTGCATATCGCTAGCAAACATCTGATAAATAGGTTTACCCTCTTGGATTGAGCCTAATTTGTTCATAACATACACATCAATCCAGCTTTTTGTCTTACCTCGTATTAAGTTTGGGTAGTAATCTTCGCGCATATACTCCCTATTCTCTGCAACATCGTTAGGTACATAGTCATCTACCTCGCCACTCTCGTCATGCTTCTCTATCATACCACTAGGTTGGGTATAAAACGACCAGTTGTCGGGTTTCACCAGCATTTTAGCTTGTTCTCTAGGGATATGGTCAGGCACTGGAACCTCGCCAGACATAATAGGCCACCAATGATCCTCTTCTGGCGCGTTAGTATCGCAGATAACGCCTGTCCAAGTAGCACCGCCATCACGCATAGAAGGGAAACGACCCACACGCATGGTACATGCATCAATAATTGACTTAGGAATCTCTCTAGCTTCGTTAACCCATATGCCTGTCAGCTCTAAAGACAGCAATTTCTTAACATCTTCTGGCCTATCAAGTGCTAAGAAGAGGACTTCAAGCTCAAGATCGCCTTTTTTTATCATATGTGTATAGGGAACAGACCAAGTAAACTTGCCCCATGCGTCCTCTGGAAACCAATCAAGCCAAGTTTTTATGGTTGTAGTCTTTAACTGTGGGTTTGTATTACGGATTATTGCCCATCTGCTGCGTCGTATGCCTTGCTTATTAGGCTCTTGCGCTAGTGCGCGTCTAAAAATTTCTACGCAACAGGACACTGACTTGCCAGAACCAACAGGCCCACGAATACCACGAAAGAACGTGTCGTCTTTCATAAACGCTTTAACAACTTCGCCATCTGGCCTGTATTTAAAATCTATCACTTTTCTAATATCTTATTATCTATGCCAACCTTAATCATTCTAGCTGCAATCTCTGGGCCAATAGCCTCAATGATCTTGTCAGCCTCGTGATTTGTTTGGAAATGCTTGGGATGATGCTTCATGTGTACTATACGCACCACCCTACGCAACGTATCGCGTTCTTTTGGCTGCAATGTATTTAGAAAACTCAAGGTTAGTCTTCCTTTTTAAATGGAGTCGGTCTAGGTTTACGCGCTTTCTTTGGCTTTGGGGCGTCTTTTACATAGAGCAGAGGCTTAGAATCGCGAGTACGCGTCTTTCCAGAGTAGGTATTACCCATTAATTCGTGTGTGTCGCCTGTATATGCGTCACCATTCTTAAATGTCCAAGCCATTATTTATCCTTTTTTAATAAAGTTTTCTTCTTAGGGAAGCCAGCTTTCATATTCTTGTAAGCCTTATCGCTAATAGTAGAGTTCTTCTTAGATCTACTAATCCCTTTTTTCTTACGCTTATTTATATTTGCATATAATCCTTCAGCCATTACTGGGGTTTCCCTGCTCTGTAGTCTTTAAGAAGAAGTTTTACTTTTTTCTCCCTTTGCAACAAAGAAGACCGACTTTCTTGTCCTGTTACTTTTCTTTTAGCTGCATCAAATCCTGCGGATATAGCACTGGCAACTTTTCTTGGAGACATTAATTTTTCAACACGCTTACCTTTTATTGTGGTAAAGTCGCTTTCAAACTTTGATTGTCCGTCATAGCCAACTGTTTTATTTAGTTCGCTTTGTATTTGCCTTAATAATGTTTTGGCAGCAGGGGCTTGCCCTGTCATTTTTTTATTTTCAATCTTGCTAGGCATTTTTCTTATTCCTTTTGCTAATGGCTGCTGCTTTAGACTTAGCGTCAGCTTTTGACGATGCTCCCCATGCCTTTAGGCTAAGAAGAAGTCTAGTAGGTTTACCTTCTTCGTCACGTTCGGGGCCTTTTACGCCAGCCATTCGTGCTAAGAAAGAAGCCCTTCTTGGGTTATCTCCAGATCTAACTGGTCTTTTAAGAGTACCACCTGTATAGCTTCTTCGCCCTTTTTCATTAAGGCCACCTTCGGGATTCTTCCCTTCACTACGTGTCCAAGCAGGGGTACTCATTTCATAAACGGCATTAAGAGAGACCTAGCCGCTTGAGCTTTAGGTTTCTTAACGTCCTTCATTACTGAACTAGGGCCATCACCTTTTCTTTTGTTACCCATTGCTAGGGAAGGTAAGTCACCATACTCAGTCTTTTCCTTCTGATATATATCCTCAGTCATCTTAGCTATTCCACCGCCACCACACATCATTCAGCCTCCTTCGTATAACCAGAACTCTTTAATGCCTCTTTAGCCTTAGAGTTATCTGCGCTGTTGTCAAACTTCTCTGGAACCTTATCACCAAATCTACTCATTTACAAAACCCTTTTTAATCTAAATATTTTTAGCCCTTTTCTTTTCGAGCCTTTTTTAACAATCATGTGAGTGAGAGACGTAACATAAC